GCATCTGAATAGTTGTGAGGGAATGCATTGCCGATGTAGTGTATATTGCCTTTTACCTGTCGTTTGTGGAAATGTCCTGAAAACACATAGCCATGATGTGTAAGATCATCGGCTCTGAGTTCATTGGTGTCAGGCATGGAAACCATTGCGTTCATAAGGAAGTGTGGCAACTCAAAGTGCCCAAATACGTACGGCTTTGCGGGCAGGTCCTTGAGTTGCTTCCATTCCTCTGACACCAACCACGGAATAAACGCACAATCTTCCGTGTATAATGGTTCCAGAATCAGGTTTAAATTTTTGATGTGTTTGGCAAATTCAACTGAATTCACCGAGCGTGAATCTTTGTAGTACAAATCATGATTGCCAACAATGAAAAAGTTTTTTTCGAATGCATTGGCTATTTTTTCTAAATTTCTTAGTGAGTGTGAAAGAGTGGTGATGTTCAAAGTGGCTCTTTGATGATGCCAGTCGCCTAAGAACATGCAAGTCTCACAACCTTGCGATTGAGCATGTGTTATGAACCAATCAACAAATCTATCGCAGTCTTCGTTGAACTGACGAGAGTTTCCTTTGTTGCCAAAGTGTATGTCAGTAAAAACGGCCGCACGTTTAAATGTCTGCATTAGTATAAGTGTATAACAAAAATAATTGTTTGTCTATCTAATTAGATGGTATTCAACAATTCTTTTGATGTGTCCAAATACCTTTGGAAATTTTTTGATACATACAAATTTTCTGTGAAACTTTCTATCAGAGATATGTTTGATAGACTGTAATTTTTAATTCTTTGTTGATCAAAATTTTTGGCATGTTGCACAAACTTGTGCGGAAAACTACCTTTGAAAAATATTTCATGGTATGGCATTCTAACAATTTCTAAATTTACATTCAATGTGTCAATTTTTGTTTTGTGTGTGGCAAAAAACTTAATGTCATCATCCTCTTGCCATTCATCTTTGATGGATTGTATGTATTGGTTGTGTGTAGGTAAAACTACGCCATTTTTAATAGATTTGGAAATAAAATGATACAGACCTGAGGTTATTGGTATAGCGGTTTTATTTCCTTTGTATGGATAATATTTTTCTAAATGTTTGCCCAAAAGATCCCATTCGATGTCCTGTGCATTGTCGAATACAGTTTTCCATTGCTTGTAATTTTTTTCTACATCAGTTGGTTTCCATTGCCAGTGTTGTGCAACATTTTGTATGATTTCGAATGCATAGTGTCTATCTTGCAAGGCCGGATAGCAGTATTTTTTGGCATAGTTCAATGCCAGCACAAACTCAACGTCTTGTGGTCTGCAATCTAACACAAAGAAACATTTTCTTATGATTGGATCGAATTGATTGCTTTCTATCAAATCAATAGGCAGTTGATGGAAACCCATGAATTTGCATGGACGATCATGATCCAATTCATCCAGCGATATGGAGTCTATGGAGAAACGGTCCATGGCTACCCAAGTGTGATCCCGTGGCACAAATTCATTACGGTCATTTTGTATCACAAACTCTGGTTCGAGTAAACTGGCTAAAAAGTTGCCGCCTGCTCCTGGGGTCCAGTACAGTCCGTAATCACATGTAAATTTGGAAGGCATGTAGATACCTATTTGTCCTTGTCGGCCAAGTCTCTTTCTGCTTTTTGTTGGATTTCCCATTCAATCTGTCGAGTGTGTGAAGGCATCATGCCATTCTCTTGTAGGATGTCATCTCTCAGTGATTGATTTTTCTTTTCCACATTGAGGATTCTTGTGAATGAGTTGGTTATGGCCGCTGTGTAGTATGCAAACGGATTGTCTGATTTGGATTCATCGAACTGCAACCCTATCTGACTCAACTGCATGAGTGCCTGTCCCTGCATTTCGTCATTGTAGGTGTAACCACGCCAGTTGCCTCTGGTGCCATACCTCTGTGTCAGCAACAGGAACATCTTGGCCAGTGTGTTGGTCATTTTGCCATGATCCACTGAAAAGTGTCCGTTTTCCATGCCACCCTTCCAGTGTGATTTGCCCACACATTGCAGTTTGTCTTTGTCATTGTATTTCCAATGCTGGAATGGCGGAAAGTTGCATCTTGCCTTGGATTCAGCGATGTTTTTGGGATTGGCCTTGCGTTTGGAGTTTGGTATGTGATCAAATGTCATCACACGGAAAACCACGTCCGATTTTTCCATCTTCTTTGGATCATGCTTTTCACCAGTCAGTCGTTCCAATCTCTTTGCTCTAAGGCGCTTGCCTTCGGCAGTTGTCCTGATGTTGATCTTTTCCACCGACGGCACAATGATGTCAAAGTCCCTGAATTCGTCATCCACGTATGAACAGTAGGTTGCTTTGCTCAGATGTATCTGCTGGAGCATGTCGCGATTGTTGAGGTATTTTGTTGACATATATAAAGTGTTTTGTGCTTTCTTACACTTATTATAATGTATGTAGTTAATTTTTGCAATAAATATCTTTGAAATGATCACAAATTTTTTTAACAAGGGTTCTGAGTATCTCAAAAAAGGCATTGGTAAAGTCGGTTCAGTCACTGGAGCGGCAGAAACCATTGGCAGTAGATTGGCGGCGGCGGGACTGCCCTTGGGTGGAATATTCGGCAGACAGGAATCCGCACTGCCCACACAACCTTCCGTTAGCACAGGAACCATTGATTGGGCAGTGACCATAGGATGTCCTGTGTTTGATCAATTGATGGCCGGCTCCGATGTGTTGGACATCATGAGCAACAAGCCTTACAAGGGTGTGAGATTCCCCACAACACCATCGGTGTTCATGTCTCATTCTGCATCATATGATGCCAGAGCAGTGTTGCACAACAACTATCCGTACTATGCTTATCAGAACTCACAAGTGGATTCCATGACCATCAACGGTGCGTTTCCTGTGATGAATGTTGAAGACGGTAAAAACTGGTTGGCAACTGTGCATTTTTTAAGAACAGTGACCAAAATGTATTACGGAGCAGGCGAAAATCAAGGCAATCCTCCACCGGTGTGTAAATTGAACGGGTATGGTGAATATGTGTTCAAAGATGTTCCAGTGATCATAACAAATTTCACAGTTGACCTAAGAGCAGATGTTGATTACATCGCAGTTGGTATCGAAACCAAAGGGGACAATATTCCTAAGCCGGGCACGGGTGCATCAGGACCTCCAGGCAGAAATTATCCAACCCCACCGCCAGCTGAACAGAGTCCCACAAGCACACAGGCCGCGGCACCGACCACATATGTGCCAACTGATTCTATGATCACTGTGCAGTGTGTTCCTGTGTACTCACGAAACAAAATATCAAAACAATTCAACCTTAAAGAATTTGCTTCTGGTAAATTAGCGAAAGATGGATTCATCTAATGCCCAAATATAATAATACATCACCTTATTCAAAAACTTTGCAAGGTCCAGAAAGTCTTGGCACACTTAAAAAAAGATTATTTCCGTTTGAATCAGACGACATTGAATATGAGATTGACTCATGGTATGCCAATAGGCCCGATCTACTTGCATATGATTTGTACGGCTCGGCCAAACTATGGTGGGTGTTCATGCATCGCAACATGGATGTTATTACAGATCCAATTTGGTCATTCGAAACCGGAACCACAATTAGGATTCCAAAAAAACCCACACTTGAAAAATATTTAGGAGTGTAACATGTCTAACAGTCAGCATATGAAAAAAGTATACAGTGGGCGAGAGACGAATCTCAAGCACGAAAAAAGCCGAATCAAAAATGAAACTGACATAGAATTTAATGAATTCAAAAAGGTAGAGGTACCAAACCCTCATGTGAACCCCAGAAAAAACATGGCCAATGGCGGCCTTGCCCTTGAAGACAGATCTTATCTTGAACACGGTTCATCGTCATTCTTAGACAACACTGAGATGAGGAGATTTGACATGTACAAAAAATCAGAGGGTGATGCATCAACTGTGTCGTTGAAAGACAGCGAGCAGGAAGCAGAAAAAATAATCGACACAAACACATCAGACGTGCCTGATGTAGGCACTGTGGAGCAAGGAACCATCGCAGGGGTTGAATGTCCAATACAAAATGTTTTGCATGACTACGAGCCAGTGAATTATATCATCACACTGTCTTGTCTTTCCAAGCAAGGATTTAATGATGGAGGTGGACCCGAAACAGTAATATTAAAAAGTGGTGGAAAAGGCACACAGGGCGAAGGCAATTTAGCTTACGATTATTACATTGACAGTCTAAGTCTAAGAAACAGCATAGCACCCAACGAACAAACGGCTTCGGGTGCATTTTATCAAATCCTTTTCAATGTGATAGAACCATACGGAACTTCTTTCGTGGATGCTTTGATACAGGCGGCAAGGGCACAAGGATATTCAGATCATCTCAAAGCAATCTACAATCTAAGAATAGAATTTAAGGGCAATGATGCTGAAGGCAAAGCAACAGAAAATATTCCATATTCTACGAGAGATATTCCTGTACATATCTACGCAGTGGACATGGGCATTGAGGCAGGTGTATCAACATACTCACTGCAATGTGTGCCTGCCACATATCTCACACAAACAGATCTTTATGGGATTACGCAGGCCACTGTGACATGTGGAGGCGACACGGTGGGCGACATCATTGAAAGTTTTTTGGACAACTACACCAGAGAGATCAGTGTGTTGCAAAATTCCGACAATCAAATTATAAAACCAGGCAAGACTGACTTATTTGTTTTGGACAGAGATAATAGCGTGGCAGATATCTTAAAATCTCGCATCAATTACACTGAAAATTCTTCTCTTGTAAAAAATTACACAGTGAGTAATTTGGATCCGATAAGAATCAAACAAGGTTACCAAAGAGTGATCAGTGTGCCCAAAGGAACAAGAATTAACACTTTTATAGACAACATAGTCAAAGCAAGTAGATTTTACAGGGATCAATTCGAAGGCAATCGCCCCAAAGGACCCGAATTGGTCACACTCAAAATAGAAACACAGTTAAAGGTTGGTGAGGACAATGGCAATGGCAGAGATCAGTACACATTCCTTTATATTTTAAGATCACAGAAATACACAGCAGACATAATGGATGGATCAATTGACACAGAAAATTTGTTGAATCCAGTGCGAACATACAATTACATCTACACCGGGGCAAACAAGGATGTGTTGAATTTTGATATTAAGTACCAATTTGCGTACTATCAAGTTACACCATACAAACCCGATCAAGGTGCTGAGTCAACTGATGCACAGAGTGGTGCAGAAGAAGGCAACAACTCAACCGATCAAACCAAGAAGAACACAATAGAACCATATGGCAATGAACCGGTTAATTCTGGTGCAAATGATTTCATACCAGGTGTCAATGACTCCGGAGGACAGATGGCAAACATATTCCAGCAGATCATGATGAATCCTTCCGCTGACTTACTTGTCACAAACATGGAGATACTGGGAGATCCGTATTGGATACCACAAAAGACTGTGAGCAATCAAGCATTTGCAAATTCATTTACGTCATGCGGAAACACAGATACCAGGGGAGCAGTGCAGACAGACGAGAGCCAGGTTATCGTGCAGATGAATTTCAAGACTCCGCAGGATTTAGATGATGACACAGGACTGTTAAAGAATCTACAGGATGTGCAAGGTTTCACAGGATTCTACAGAGTGTACATCTGTGAGCACAGATTTGAGGGTGGTGTGTACACGACAAATTTACAGATGGTCAGAGTCAAAAACCAAAAAAAGGTTGAAAGAACAGATTCTAATTTAACTAATGATACAATCATCAAGGAAAAAAGCATTCCAGGAGAAGGAGAAAAATATGGATTTGTCGGTTTCACAGGATATAACAACGCAGTCATTCCCGAAGGAACCAATGGTGTGATCACAGCTGATGATGGGTTTGTAGGAATCACAGACATGACCAATGTATCTTCTGACAATGTAAACAAAATGCCGGTCAATCAAAAATTGCCCGTACCTATCATAGAAATAGAACTTGCTGATGGTTCAAAGTCGAGTACATTCGGAAAATCAACCAATGTTGATTTGACCAAATATGAAGGCAAGAATCAACGCAAAAGATTACTCGAGAATTTAGGCACCTCGGAAGAAGCGGCCCAAAACGCGATTGATAGAGGATACATCTTAGGTGGATTGTAATGACAGTCAATAGAAGAACTTCAATCGCAGACATACAAAACAGGATCAAAACACATCCTGGGCCCTATGTGGCATATGTGAAAAGTTCCACCGACGTCAACAGGATGGGTAGGCTGGCGGTGCACATTCCGGAACTGCATGGTGAGTACGACGAAGTGTCCAAATCACTTTCCCAGGCAACGATCACTGTGTCATACTGTTCTCCATTCGCAGGGCAGACACCCCTGAGTGAGACCACATCGGGCACAAGAGAATACGCCAACACACAGAAATCATACGGCTTTTGGATGGTTCCACCAGACATAGACACCAAGGTGTTGGTGATGTTTGCCAACGGTGACATCAATTCCGGTTATTGGATAGGTTGTGTGTTTGAAGAATACATGAACCACATGACTCCGGGCAACGCAAACAGCCAACCCGACAAGTTTGTCGGAAACAGTGACCAAAACGAAAAATATTTTGTAGAAAATGAGTTGGAAACTGCTCCAGTGGCGGAAGCACAGAGGCGAGCAGAAACTGATCTTGTTGGAAGGGGAAATTTGGATCCAGACAAGGATGCTGTGTACACAACACGTCCTGTCAATCCATATCAAACTGACACATTATTAGCACAGGGACTTGCCAAGGATTCTGTGCGTGGAGGCACAACATCTTCCGCAAGGAGAGAAACACCATCACAGGTGTTTGGTATATCCACTCCGGGTCCAATAGATTTTGAAGGACAACAAACCACTCCGAGAGAATCTATTAATAGATTTGGAAAGATCATGAGCGGCGGTGGACCAAATCCCGGCAACACCATAGCCAAGGTGGCACATTCACGCCTGGGTGGGCATCAGTTTGTGATGGATGATGGCACACCGGCAAAAAAATTAAACAAAACAATCACCCAGCCCATACAAGATGAGTTGATAAGATTGAGAACCAGGAGCGGTGCACAATTGTTGTTGCACAACACAGAAGGCTTGGTGTACATCACAAACAACTCTGGCACTGCATGGATTGAGTTCACAGAAGATGGTAAGATTGACATTTACTCAAAAGATTCAGTGAGTGTGCATACTGAAAATGATTTCAATTTAAGAGCAGAAAGAGATCTAAATCTTGAAGCAGGAAGAAACGTGAACGTGAAAGCAACTGGTCAAAACACTGAAGAGAATTTTGTTAACAGCGACAAGGATAAAAGCACAGGCAGAGTACACATAGATGCATCATCAAACATTGAAATGATTGCAGGATCCAACATCAATCAAAGAGCAGGTGTGGACTACAAATTATATGCAGGTTCCAATGGTAAAATTGAAGTGGGCACCAACATTGATTTCTTTGCAGGCACTGATTTCCTTGCAAACACAGGCAACGAAATACACATGAACACATCGGGCAAAGTCACCCAAGGACATGTGCCAAGCACAGTGGTGCAGAGTTTAAGCACATTCAAAAACGCAGGAGTCAATCAGGATCGATCTATCATGATGAGAGTGCCTACCACAGAACCTTACGCTGAACATGAAAACAAAAGAAAAGACAAAACAACACCAACTGCAACTGACAGGGAACAAGAATTGAGACCTGCCTTTTTAGATGGAAAATTTGAAGATCTGAGGGAAATATCATAATGCCAGAGGTTGTTAGAAAGGGTGACACACTGTCAACAGGACACGGCTGTACAGCCACAACTGTTCTTGACACTCCCTCTCAGGGCACTGTGTACGCAGAAGGCATATTGATAGCCAGAGTTGGAGATCCAACTGTGTCGCACCCGTTTCCACCTGACCCGCCATGTGCACCACACGTTGCGGTGATCAATGCTGGATCGTCAACAGTGTTTGTTGTGGGAGTGGCGGTTGGTCGCATTGGCGACAGTGCGGATGCCGGAGCAATGACCACAGGTGCATCCACAGTGTTTGCAGGGGGTTAAATATAAAAAATGGCAACAGTAACATACACATCAAAATCCACAACCACCAAGCAAACTGGCTCAAGAAGTCAAATTTTCAAAGGGTTTTCCACACAGGGCAGAACATTCCAAGACCCTAAACTGTATGACATAGAATTAGTCAAGCAGGATCTACTCAATCATTTCAACATACGCAAGGGAGAAAAGTTAGAAAATCCAAGTTTTGGCACGGGAATATGGAGTTACATATTCGATCCATTGGATGACCAAACAAGGCAAGCCATCACAGATGACGTGCAGGCAGTGATCGACTATGATCCAAGGGTTCAGTTAGATCAACTCACAGTAGACGAATATGAACACGGAATCCAAGTTTCGATATCAGTAATCTACATCAGTTACAACATTGGTGAACAGATGAATCTACTGTTTGATCAAAACGAAGGATTGCTCACACAAGGTTCCAACATTTATTCGGTATCAAGTTAGGCGGAATTAAGTGCTTGGTTAATTTTTACTATAAATATCAACAATGGCAGTAGACACAAGACAAAACACATTACTTTCGTCCACAGTATGGCAGAGGATTTATCGAACCTTCAGCGAAACTGACTTCAAAAGTTATGATTTTGACACCATCAGAAGAACACTGATCGATTACCTACAGATCAATTATCCAGAATCATACAATGACTATATAGATTCCTCGGAATTTGTTGCACTGATTGATTTGATTGCCTATGTTGGACAATCTATTTCATACAGAGTGGACCTCAATGCCAGAGAAAATTTCATTGATCTTGCAGAACGTAAAGAATCTGTGCTGAGGTTAGCCAGACTTATTTCATATCAACCAAAAAGAAACACTCCTGCTTCAGGATTCTTAAAAGTTGATTCTGTGATCACCACAGAAAGCGTGTTCGATTCCAATGGTTCAGATCTTTCAAACACACCAATTCTATGGAACGATGTAACAAATGCAAATTGGCAAGAGCAATTCAACACAGTGATGAATGCGGCCCTGTCAAAAGAACAATTCATAGGCAAGCCTCAGGCAAGTGAAACTATCGCAGGTGTTCCAACAGAGATGTACAGACTGAACGCATCTAATGTTTCAGAACCGCTGTATGGATTCACAAGAAACATCAGCGGCATCAACATGCCTTTTGAGATTGTGCCATGCAGTTTCCTAAATGAAAAATTTATCTATGAAGAAGCACCCATTCCAGGAAAGTCTTTGTCCTTCATTTACAAAAATGATTCGCAAGGATTTGGTTCTGCCAACACAGGGTTCTTTTTACACTTCAGGCAAGGGTCCATAGGATTCCAAGATTTCACAGTGACCAACTCGTCACCCAACACCATTGTTGCTATCAATCAATCCAACATCAATAATTCAGATGTATGGTTGTTTGGATTAGATCAAAATGGGATCATTGAAAACAGGTGGACCAAAGTGCCGGCAATCACAGGAAACAATGTGATTTACAATTCGCTGGAAGGCAATGTAAACAATCAATATGCAGTGACAACTCGTCCAAACGATCAAATCAGTTTGGTGTTTTCGGACGGCACATATGGTAACTTACCTAAGGGTAATTTCAAGTGTGTGTTTAGAACCAGCAATAATTTGACATATTCTATACAAAAAGCAAGTTTCTCAAATATTTCCATTGATGTGGAATACATTTCAAGATCAGGACAGCTTAACACTCTGACATTCAATCTAAGTTTACAGTCCACAGTGACAAATGCATCTGCCACCCAATCAACCAGAGACATAAAAACTTTAGCACCACAGTCTTACTACACAAACAACAGGATGATATCGCCGGAAGATTATCAAATCACTCCTTTGGTCGAGAATCCTTCGATTGCAAAAGTCAAATCACAAGTGAGAACCAGCTCGGGCATATCAAGATTTTTAGATGTGGTGGATCCTTCGGGAGTGTATTCGCAAACAGATACATTCGCTGATGACGGAATACTTTATAGACAAGAAACAAATAAGACTTTCGATTTTCAATTTGCAAACAACAACGATGTGCAGAACATGATCAACACCACACTGACTGATGTGCTGAAGTCATCATCATTCAGACACTTTTATTATAGAAATTATCCTGCACTCACAGTGCCCAGCAAGACATGGAACAGATCAACCATCACTACCAATTCGTCAACTGGATATTTCCAAGAAGGCACAACACCCAAGGCAGTGGGTGCTTCTTCGTCATCCAACTTGAAATATGTCACAGCAGACGCACTGGTGAAATTTGATGCACCTTCAGGAAATCATTTTATGGCAAACGGCACACTGATGACTGGCACAGCAGATCATCCTGGGTCGAGTTCATACAAATGGAGCAAGATAGTTTCGGTCGAGGGCGATGGTTCTAATGTTGGACAGGGTAACCTGGGAGACGGCACTGGTCCTATACAATTGAACGAAAACATTCCTTCCACCAGCGAGTTGGGTTCGATTATTCCTAAGTTCGTCAACACAGTATCAACCACATTGGCCAATTCTATTGTGGACAATGTCAAACAGTTTAAAAACTTTGCACTGTCATACAATTATCTAACTGCCACGTGGAACATCATTGATGAAGACAATCTAAACACAGGTGATTTCAGTTTAGCAAATCAAGGCTCCACAGCAAACACACAATCGGATGCATCATGGATGATACGTTTCTTGACAAACGGTGTGTCCTACACAGTTTACTACAGGGCGACAGAATACATATTCCAATCAAAATCTAAGAACAAATTCTATTTTGATGAGTCTGTGAAAATATACGACACAGAAACAGGCAAGACCATCAAGGACAAAATACAAGTGCTCAAAACAAACACTGGACCGGATCTTACATCCATACTACAACATGATTTTGATTGGCAGATAGTTGGCAATGTGATAGGCACTGATGGCTACAATGAAACCAGGAAGATGGAAGTTGGATTTTTTGATTCTGATGATGACGGCATTGTTGATGATCCGGATATTTTTGACCAAGTGATAGGAGAATTGACATCACGTCCCTACAAGCATGTGTTCTTCCAATCAGTTGAACGCAATGGGTTTGAGGAGCAAGATCCAGTACTTAATTCAGACTTTGTGGTCAGCGCCAAAGAAGAAGACATCACAAACTTATCTGTGTACACAAATGGACAAAAGTTTTACTTCTATGACACAGACACATTCAAAACATACAACTCGACCACATCTGTGTTGGATGATCTAACAGGTTACACAGCATTTGTGGGCAGAGATTCCTTGTACTACAGATACAATCATGGTGCACCAAGATCAAGAAGAATAGATCCAGCAGTGAGCAACATGATAGATGTATATGTGATGACAAGATCATATGATGCAGATTTCAGAACATGGCTACGAAAATCGCAATCAACCCCCAAACCAACTCCACCAACCATTGCTTCATTGAATGAGACCTATGGTCCTTCATTAGAACAACTCAAAAGTGTGTCGGATGAAATTATTTTTAATCCAGGAGTCTACAAACTTTTGTTTGGTCCGGGTGCGGCAAATGAATTACAAGCAACATTCAAGGTTGTTAAAAATCCACAAACAAGTGTGAGTGACAATCAATTGAAATCATCTGTGATAGAAGCAATTGATCTATACTTCAACTTGGGACTGTGGGATTTCGGCGATAAATTTTATTTTTCAGAATTGGCGGCATTCATACACAATCAACTTTCTCCGGACGTGTTGAGTGTGGTGATTGTGCCATCACAGGCATCAAGCGGTTTTGGTTCGCTGTTCCAGATCAACTCTGCCGAAAACGAAATCTTGGTTTCATCAGCCACTGTGGACAATGTTGAAATGATTACATCAATCACTGCTGAAAAACTCAAAGCCACAGGCACAGTTGTGGTTTCGAGTGACACCACATCTACTACCAGCACATCAACAGTATCCTCCACAGCAACAGCCAGTTCGACTTCCACAAGTTCATCTGGTAGCAGTGGAGGTTACTACTAATGGCCAAATCAACCAGACCCACAAGTAAACTACTTCCTGAGATATTCCAAACAAACAAGAACAAAAAATTCTTGGGTGCTACGCTTGACCAATTGGTCGAACCGTCACAGTTAGAAAAAATTAATGCATACGTTGGACAGAGATATCATCAATCATACAGAAAGAATGATACATTCCTTGAATAAACAACAGCAGAAAGACAAAACTATCAATTAGAACCAGCAGTCAGTTACAAATCGAATAGCAATGACATTGATTTCGTTGCACCATACATTGATGTGGTCAATGAGATTGCCTCACAGGGCGGTGACAAGTCAAGACATGACAAGTTGTGGCAGAGTGAATTTTATTCATACGCTCCATTGGTTGATGCAGATAAACTTGTTAACTTTAGAGAATACTACTGGGTGCCTAATGGTCCTATATCTGTGCAGTCCAATGTGGACAATCCGGGATCGATAATCACCATCGATGTTACAAACGAAGGACTGGATGGATGGAAATTCAACAACAAGACATCTACAAATCCGGATATTGTTGTTTACAGGGGAAACACATACAAATTTAAAATTGATGCTCCAGGCTTCAACTTCTTTGTTAAGAATGAATACGGCACTGGCACTGACAGCACTGCCAACAGCGATTATGTGACTAACAATGGTGCAGATGATGGCACGGTTACATTATACATTCCAACTTCAGATTCGTCAACAGTGCCGGAAACAGTACTGTACTATCAATGTGAACATCATCAAAGTATGCAGGGAAGATTTATAATCAAAGATCTTGCCAACGAAACTTTTGACATCAATGAAAACCTTGTTGGAGTAAATGAGTTTGTTGACAGTTTGGGATTGCCTTACTCATCTGGACAAAAGATAACATTCCAAGGTGATCCTGTTGATGATAGACCGCAGACTTTTTATGTTGAGAACGTTGGCAAAAGCATCATGCTGGTGGACCAAAACAATCTTTTGGTGTACGAGTTGTATGGTGTTGATGAAATAGAACCATGGGATTACAATGGCACCACAGGATGGGACAGCAAGGGTTGGGGAGAAACCATTGGTATAATTGAATTTCCTGATTACTTCACAGTGAACAGAGCATCACAGGACCTAAATGCATGGTCCAGGGGCAATAGATGGTTCCACAGGAGTGTTATAGAAACAGCCAACCTCAAAAACAACATTCAAACAGTTTTAAAAGAGTCAGCAAGAGCAAAGCGTCCAATAGTTGAGTTCGTTCCTGGCACACAACTTTACAATCATGGAGACACAGGACAAGGCGTGGATTTTGTTGACACCACAACCACCGATGCATTTTCTAAACTGCAAGGATCCATAGGATTGAGCATTGATCAAGTTGCTGTTACGGAAGGTTCAACCATCGTTTTCACAGCAGATGCTGAGCAGAGAAACAAAATTTTCACAGTGAGGTTCGTCACTCTTCAAGACAGCACATTAAGAATCAGTTTTGATGATGATTCTACCACAGTGTCGGAAGGTAAAAGCATATTTGTTAAAAAAGGTAAAACTCAAAAAGGAACTACCTATCATTTCAAAGATGGTGCCTGGGTAGCCAGCCAAGCAAAAACAAAATTGCAACAGAAACCATTGTTTGATATCTTTGACAAAGATGGCACCAGCATAAGCGACACGGCAAAATATCTCAGCACAACATTCACTGGTTCGACAATTTTTGAAGTTGCTACAGATGACAGCCAAGGCACTCCAGACACTGTGTATGACACCAATGTGTTGTACAAAAGATTTGGATTGCTGAGCGACATCCAATTCAACGATGTCTTCAACAAGGAAAGTTTTCAGTATATCACTGCATCTGGATTGCAAACGTTCCAACTTAGAGAATACTATGCAAAAATAAATGACGGTATTGAATACAGTCTCGCTAAGAATTACAAGAAGAATATAATCAAAAATCCACAGAAAAAGATAGAAGAATATGTTGCCACCACAGATCAAACTGATTTTGAGATTAGAGCATGGAAAAATTCAAGCACATTGAATGATCTGGACATACAAGTTTTTGTAAACGGTGTACTGACATCTGAATATGTGCAAAAAACCACAAACAACAATTTAATAATTAGATTAAACACAAAAAGCACTGAAGGTGATTTGATTGCAATCAAAACCAACTCACCATCAGGTACATCCACCACTTTTGGCTTTTGGGAAATTCCCTACACCAATGTAAGCAATCCCAACAACAAAAACATGATTGATTTCACTCTGGGTGACATCACAAGCCACTACAA